GCCGTATGGTTGAACCACTCGTACCCGTCGCGGACCCCCATGGCGTTGTCGTCACCATAGGTCATGAGGCGCACCACATGTTTGAAGTCGCGCAGACAGTGAGGCGGGCGCAACGAAAGGAACGTGTAGCGCATGTACAAGGAGTTCGCCAAGCTATTGACGATGACCGTAAGCGCGTGTCCAGAGGGATTGCTCCCAAAGAACTCGATCAGGTCGCCGTTGAAATCGACAGTGGGGAACGCCGTGTCATAGGCAATTCCTCGCACCACCGCCAGCTCATCGCTCGAGTAGCCCCCACGTTCACATATGTCGAGCATGATGTCGAAGGTGGCCAGAATGACGCTAGCTGGCATGCGCTTGTCAAACTTCGCGTAGTCGCCGGCGACCATCCGTTCCCCCCCATAGTGCGTAAGGTACTGGTACATCTCCTGCCACTCGAGGCTCTGGGCCACGACACCAACACCCGTCTCAAAGGTGTAGCGTCGCTTCTGGATGAAGACGATCACAGGTAGCAAGTACATGCGTGTCACAAGTGTGTGCGCCATACCCGCTGCCGTAAATACCCTGGTTTTACCCGCTTCTGCCTTAGCAAAAGTGACGGGCTCATCCTTCAGGTGTCCGCAGAAAATAGCGTGCACACGCTCCCCCTTAACGTACGTTGCGATCATACTCTCCACCGTGTCTTCAATCTCCTTGTCAACCCACATATCTGTGGACGCTTCAGGGTCAATGAAGTACATGTAGTTCGTCTTGGAGCGCTTGTAGGGGGCACCTGCGCTCGACTTGCGGTTCAACTTATCGCAATACTCCAGGCCCGGGCAGCCGTTTATCGCGGTATGCAGGTCGTAGACATGCACCGCGGAGTAGTCTGCAACGCGCGTGCCTCGTTTGAAGTCGTCTAGCGCACAGTCCAGGATGTCGGAATCGAGCCCCAACACGGGGCGCACCATGTCTTTAAGGGCCAAGCTCCAGGGGAGCCGACCCATGTTTGGGCGGGTGCGCGTCTGCTCGAAGCCAAGTTTCGCAGAGAGTGCTCCGGCTAGGAGTGTGGGTGCTACATTCGATCGAGACCGCTGCCGGAATTCCCCAGCAAAGGAACCAATCACGTTCGCCACTCCTGGGCAATCGCGTGTCACACTTTGCGCTGCGAGATCAGTGAGGTTACGTTGCACCGAGGGAGCGGAAACTTCAACTCGACCACGGCTGACTTCATGCAGCTGCAGTGATCGCGTGCGGGCGTCAACTGAGCAATCCAGGGCCACGGCTCTCACTTGGCTACCGCGCCCCAAGGTGTGGAGACCCAAAATCGCCCAACCCGCTGGGGTATGAGAAAGTAGCACGGAGCCACAATCACCAAGCTCAGTAGGCTCATCGACGGTACCAGCCCACATATTAGCGGTCACGGTCTCATCGTGGCTCTTCCAGGTCTCAACAGCTGGGTGCAAGTTGCGAACCGGCTTCTCCCAGAGAGTGCCATCACGGGACCGGCCCATGTAGACCCCATCTAGGCGGCCTGTATACGCAGGTGCGGGCATCCAGTCAGCCAGATTTGTGCCAGGGGGTAAGCAGTCAAGGCGGATGAAGATCAGATCTTGCTCGCCCCAATAGTCCACCATAGTCTCGGTCACCTTAATGCCTGTTACATTGGTAGAAATGCCAGTACGTTTCTGGGTGACTACGTCCAGCATAAAGGGCGTCTTGGGCGGCACGCCGTGCGCGTTGCACACATAAACCGCGCCTCGGATATTCAAGGCCGTAACTACGCGCGTCTTCCCCTCATGACGAGTGGTGAACACGCATAGTGCACGACGGATGTTCTCCTTTAAAGTGACGCCATCGTTCCCCTTCGAGCACAGCGTAGACGCTGACAGGTCAGTGTTGCTGAACGGGTAGGGGTCCTGATACGATGGACGTGGCGTTGGGTTGGCGTCGGGCACCGGAGGTCGTCCTCCCGTATTGCCCTGCACGACAAGCGATCTGAACGTATTCTTGTGAACCTTGTACAATGCCATGAGTCCCACGACAGCCGTCGCGGTCATAGCCATCACTGCTGCGCTCTTACCCACAGCCATGCGGTGGCGGGCACGCGCTCCAGATGCACGTAGAGCTACGCGAGCTAACTGCCATCTGTGCGGGCTATGGGCAATCATACTCCAGAACCAC